ATCATCTGTATCAGCCCAGGAGGGCGTCACCAAAAAACACTTTGAGAGAATTTCACAATAGAGTTCAAGATCGTTTACATACAATTTTTTAGAGTGACCCAGTAACATTCTTGAGACAACTCCAGATCCAGAGAAGGCGTCAGCGCACGTGTGAGGTTGAAGTCTCTGTACAACGTCTTCAATTGTATTCACGAGTTTCCTCTTATTTCCAATGTATGTTATCATTGGTTGATGAACATATTCATTCATTCTTAGAGAATACTTGTGTGAAATCTCTAACTCAAAAACATAGGACTATACTAAATGGTAGATACCCTTAACCTGGCAGACAACGGTGATGGAATGGTGCCACTCAATGACAGTCGGTCGACTTCGTTTGTGAATAAGGAAGCGTTTTCACAACCCGAAAAAAATGTGAGTGAAAATAAACAGACGATGGACTCCACCCCAATTAATGATCTCATGATGGAACCACCAATGATGATGGAAGAGCCCAGGATGCAAGGCATGATGCCACAAATGACAGCCCCACAACCTCAGGGTGCGTATGCGATGCCCCAAAAGGAGGCAAAGCCAGAAAGTAAGAACCCACTCAACCTCACGGATGATCAAATGATCGCCCTTGTTGCGGGTCTCGCGGCGGCTCTCGCGGTGTCTAAGCCAGTTCAAGACAAACTCGTCACTTCAATTCCCAAGTTCCTTAACGAACAGGGAAGCCGAAGTATGGTGGGCTTGGCTTCAACAGGTGTGGTTGCTGCGTTGGTGTTCTACATCGCGAAGGATTACATCGTGAAGCCTTGATTTGACTCCCAACCCATATTTGAATAGATTGAATTATCAATACCTGAATAATAGGTAATCAAAGCTCCTACGGTAAACGCCGTCATGAGCAAGGCACTCAACTTAAGTGTCTTGCTTCTGTCACTCCCGTATTCCTTTACCGCATCCTTCGTATCACCTGCTAAGAGGTTGATAACATATGTAATCAAGAACGCAATTACCGTTGTTGAAATCATAAAAAGTCTGTCGACCGCAAGTCTTGGTACATTTCCAATAATGTATCTCAAGAGGTTTGGAACGACAAGTGTCATCACGATCAGATTCACATAGTAGTTTGTACTCATGTGGGGTATGATAGTCATCCCGTATATCATTAGATAATACGCGATCACTGTCAACACAACAGAGAGTGGCGTCTTCATTTAATGTAGGGTAAGAATATTATTTATCCTGAACGTGTTGACCACAGAACTTGGTTCTCTCGGGGATCTTTTCATAGATACCCAGATCCACACACATATCCCTCAGTTCCAGGTAATTATTCCAGAACTGGTCGGAGTGTGAGTATTCATCAACTGTACAGTGTGCCAATTCGTGAATGAGAACGTGGAAGATTTCATTTGGTTTACCGTCAAGGCATAGAGCAATCTCCTGCCCCTTGTTTGTATTGTAGCCAACCGTATCATTCATGGTGATAAATCCCGTGAGTGGTACACACCGGACTAACATTTGATATTTGGGGTGACCTGTAGACGCAATATGTTCACGAAGGACGCGATACTTCTCCTTGACCTCCACGAGTTCCTGGGGTTCCTTGGTTTGGGAGAGTATCCAAAAGTTGAGGAGCAACAATACAATGAACGCGATCATCTCTTATATACAAAGATAAATTTGCTATACAGTTCTGAGATTGGGTTTCCTGTGAGACCCTCCCACAATTCTAATGTAAATCCCATCTCTTCCAAGTGTGTGACGAGAAGGTCGCGGTACGCTATGGGTTCTGTTTTGGGTCCATCGGCATAAAATGGGGTATCCGCCAGGTGTACATACAACTTTTCACCATAGCCACCATTGCCGTGGGTCTTCATAAGAAAGAAGTTACCCATGTCATCTTGGAGAGGCGTCCTAAATATGATCTTTTCTGAATCTGGTATGATCCCCACAAGACGTCCACCAGGTTTCATTCTCTTCTTAATTTCCCTCAAAGAACTAAAAAACTTCCCATGTGATTCAAATATATAGTGAAGTGAAAAGTTATAGCACACAATATCAAACTTTCTATTGGGGCAACTATGAATATCCCCCTCGTAGAAGTTCACCCGCATATGCATATTTTTAGCGCGGCTTCTGGCCTCTATGAGGGCTGATGGCTCTGGATCGCACATACTCATATTTGCCCCACATTTGTGCCATTTTTGAAGATCACCACCGAAACCACACCCAACATCTAAGATTTGACTACCCTCCCTAGTCACACTCTGTATGAGTTCCCTCTTGGCATTGTTATGGTTTCGTCGGATCTCCTCCATACCTTTTAAATTATCCATTCTTTTAAGGTAACTTAAGTTGTATATCCCCCGAACCGAATACAGATGATGGAAGCCAATTGAACAAATAGTAGTAGACATGTCCACTACCTTGGATAAACTTCAATTTTTCCAAGTCTACCCTCTGTTGACCGATGTCTAGAGTATTGAACACATCATACCCTTGATTTCTCGCAAGAATGAACGCATCGTTGTAGACATCACCAACCATATAGAAGGCATACACTTGCTTCACGGTATCGGTGCCATCTACACGATCGTATGGAATCTCGTAGAAGGAGATAAAGTCGTCTGTCTCATCATTCACATATGAATGAATTGGGAGTATCCAATGTTTGACCCAATCTTTATCAATGTGGGGAGCAACTTTGAACTTCTTAAAATATGTGTCCAACACTCGTGTAACTTTTGGAATATCCTTGGTGGTCATCCTTCTAAATTGGGAGTTTCCCCGAATTTCAAAGTATTTTTCCCTCAACCGATCTGTGTGGTAAAACCCAGTCTTGACAAGTCTCTTGACATTGAGGAAGCGGTGCCAATAGGAACTTTTTGCTACAGACCCTGGTATTTTCGTGACTGCTGTGTACATTGCCTGCCAAATGTCATTGGTATTGGCAATCCTCTTGATCTCACTGATGAGTATTGGCGCAAAGCCTCTGTCCCGGTGGTCTGGGTGGACACATAGAAAATTGATTTGAACCATTGGAAGTATGTCTTCACAGACACACACTTTAATGGGAACACTTGAAATATATCCAATGAGCACACCAGTCTCATCATGACGAATACCTTTATTTTTGTGACCCGGGGTCTCGGCCGCCCATTTGAGGGTCTCTAGGGAATAGGATAATCTAAAAGTGTCATCACCAACATAATGATCATTCAAAAGTGTGTGCGCTTCCTCAAGTTTTGGGTGATCCCACGAAAATCCCTTGGGGAGTTCAACAGGTTCGTGGACAATCACCCTTTCCTTTTCAATGTCTCTACCAGTCTCGTACGAGATACCTTCTTGGGGTACAGGTTGTTTATCCCAAAATGTCCTCATGTGTAATACAAATGGCTTAAAGTTTTAAGCATAGTGTAACACATAATATCATGTCTCTCGAACAAGATTACACCACTGTCCCTGGTCAATTGTATGCGTGCCTCTCCGTTGTAGGCCCAGAAGCACCACAGAAGAATGATAAGTTTGGGATCAAGATTCGTGGTGCTTTCGCCTCGCGTGATGAAGCGGCGTCACATGCGAAGAGACTTCAAAAGGAAGACTCAACATTTGACATCTACGTCGTTGACATGTACAAGTGGCTTCTCATCCCACCAGATCCCCTCAAGATTGAGGATGTCCACTACCAAAATGAAAAGTTAGAGGAAATCATGTCTGGATACAAGGAAAACCAAGCCGAAGCGACCCGAATGTTCAACGATCGTAAGCGTGACATGATGGAAGCGAAGTCCTATATCAAGCCAGGTGACGAGAACTCACTCTTCTACACCAAGCCAGATGAACCCCCAGTCAGCCACCCAGCCGAGGTTCTTGAACGCCTCAAGAAGGAAAAGCCCGACGCGTCGATGGAAGACCTTGTCAAGGAAGCTGACGCCGTGGTTGCTGCTGAAATTGAACAGCGACGCAAATGGCGCGAGGAGCAAGCCGCCGCCTCGTCCACAGACGCCACAATTGAAGAGTCTAAGGATGAGGGTGAACCAGAAGTATCATCAGCGTAAAATAAATATTAGTTAATTTTAAAACAAAATGTGGAAAATAATTTTAACCATCATTTTGACAAGTGCGTTCTTTATTTTGTTTTTTGAACCAGGTGGACGGATACTTTCAAAAAACAAAAGTGAAAAAATTGAAGTGAGTACAGCCGATGGATTTATCGAAGATACTCGTGATGCGTTTATCGTACCTGTATATCCAACTCAACTTATAAATCGTGACATCACAGGGAAGGTTATCCCAATATATGGGGATATTGGTAACTTTACGGGATACTCAAGCGTACCTGAGGATCACTGGTTGCATGGTTTTCCCCATGAAAAAGCCTAATAGGAACACAGCAAACGCCACGATCCAAGTCGTCTTTTCTATGCCACTCAGAAAATCAGGTTTTTCTTGGGGTGGGTAAAATTGGTGTTGTGGATACATCATCTCCGAAGGTTGAAAATAGTATGGTTGTTCCTGTTGTATGGGTGTACTATCTTCATTCTTCTCGTCATTTTTAAATGGATCATTTATGGGATCATATTCAATTGGATTTCCTATATCAGTTTCCATTTTTTAATATAGCCCCTGTTTTTTTTAAGCGTCTTCTTCCTCACTTTCATCGTCTACCACAAAATCCTTGAGACTTCCCTCGTCGTCGTCACCCTCACTATCATCATCTGAATAATACTCCTCTTCTGTATCAATATCCGAATCAAAGTCGGAGTCGTGCTCGTCGGGTAAATAATCATCTTCTAATACGGTCTCTTCTGGTTTATACAATTCTGGTTTCTTTATCTGACGCCCCGATCGTGTTCTGGTTTGCACCATTTAAATAAATAAAGACTCCTGCCTTTTAAGTATCTTTTCTTGTATTTCTTCTCTAAAATCAAAGTCTGCGTACAATGCGAGCTCTTCAAGGGCATTTTGAGCGTCTATACGGCGACCCTCGCGCGTGTACTGTAGATATTCCTTGTAGAGTTGTGGATGAATACCAGAATACATATGAAATTCATCAACCTCTGGGGCTATGGTTGGAAATTCAATATCGTTGACGAGCATCGCTACCAGAAAGGCAGTCACACCAACGAGAATGAGAGCCATTCGTCTACTGTTGTGGGTTATTTTTTTTAAGAGCCTCCTTGACAGTGCCACTGAGTTCGTGTGTTCTGGCGGTACTCTTTGTACATTTGGGACATTTTTGTGTGATTGTGTTCCCCTTGATCGCGTAGGACATTACGATACCCTCCTCGTGAGTACCTCTGATTGTTTCACAATGTGTTAAAGTCGTGAGTGCTATGAACCCACCTTTCTGTCGTGTTATGCTCACAACTCGAGTTCCCTCTGGACACTTCATACACTTACGCATAAATATCTCAAGGGGTGTCTTCACATCAGTCTGTTTGATTTGGGGCTTTTCGACAAACTTCTTGATCTCTGGACACTTCTTGAGGTCTTCCTTCTTGGGATACAATTTGTCAACAATGGCGGGGGTGAGGGTGTGCTTCCGACCATAGAAGTCCTTACAGAAACCGTCGCGTCTACCCCGAATTGTCTCACACCGACAGAAACACTTTTGAGCAATCACAGCTCCACTGATATGAAACCATACGTGATTGGAACTGTGACCCCTCTTGAGGTTTTCACAATACTTGGAGTTTGTTGACACCAAGTAGGTCTCCTTGTGTTTGAAGAGTTTCGTAACTATGGCGGTACCCTGACCCTCCATATTTTTCTGAATGAAGTGTTCAATGAGACCCTTGAGTTCATCATTCTCAATTTCATCGGCGGTCTGTGCCGTTGTGAAAGACCCCTCCTTAATTACAGAGGAGGGTGGCTCTACTGTGATATGTTGAGGTTGATCCGTCCTAATAGAAGACATTTTGAGGATATCCAAGTTTGGTTGTGGATCAATCTTTGTCAATGTACTGAGAGGGCCGTGATTGTACATAAATAGGGGAAGGTACGCGACTTGTACAATCTTCCCTGTGCCCTGACACTCTGGACATCCCTGACCACCACACGGGGTGTGCTTTGCCATCTTGTGAGACCACGGCATACGGAAACCACTCCCTTTGGACTTTCTCCGAGCATCTCCATACACGGCGACATCTATGATTTCATTCCAATCTGTAGCACCCTTAGCCCTCGAGAGCGCCACAAGGATATGTTCCCTGAGTGCGAGAGCTGAGGATTGGTCTACAACAAAACCTGGCCAATTGAGATGAACCCCAGTCTTTGTATACTGACCAGCCATCTTGGGTGGGGAGACAGAAATGAGACATTCCTTACCCCCGTGGCGCTTGACTTTGTCACATATAACCTTACAAATGTCCTGGATCTCATCAATTGTGAGAGATCTCGTATCCTTGTAGTCAATGTCCACGAAAAAGTTGTACCGAGGGCTCTTCTGTTCAACGACAAAGAGCTTCTCACCTGAACGGACAGCTTCAATATACTTTTCGTGGAACTCGTTCAATGTATCAAATGGCACGGAGAGGACACCACCGTCCATGAGCACATGTGATAAATTGGTTGCGTTATTCAATTTTTGTTCTTTGCACCACCTTTTAAACATACCTGTGTATCGAGTCTACCCTCTAAACCACCCCATCACAGAAACATCTGGGAACTCCTTGGGTGATTCCGCCAACTCCTTCTTTATCGTAAGGAGTTCATAAACCGTCTTGTCTTCATTGTCCTTTATCCATTCCTCAATCTCCTCTGAACAGAGGCCACGATGTGATTTGAGGAGTTCTCCAATCTGCATTAAAATGTAAGCTTTTGACTTCATTCTACTTTATAGAGAATGTTTTTCTATTGAGAGAAGTCACACACGAATAAAACTCTGGATTTTTAACAATGTTATCCACAATACGTCTCCATTGCTTACGTGTATTAAACTCCTCGAGGGTATCAAAACTCATATAGTCATTTTCGTCATAGGTCTTTTTTATGGGTTGTTTATTAAACTTTTTGAGGTTTGTCTTCTGCTTCTCTTCATAAAACTTCTTGACGAGCGCCTGTTGTTGTGAACGAGTGTAATCCACGAAGAAGACATACACGTTATATTCCAAGTCGACAGTGGGGCTTTCCTTCACTGTGAACTTGAACTCTGTATACTCACCACTCTTGAGGGCAACCACGCCACGGGTCTCTTCCTCCAATTCCCGAAGGGCACAACGGAGAGGGTTAAAGATCTCTCGCCGTCTACACCCCCCTGTTACAAATATCCAATCCTTGAACCTCCGATCCCTCACCGTGAGAAATCGGGGCTTGTCGTCAACGAAGCTGACGGGTATCGCTATAGCTTTGTATTTTTTCATTGCGCATTCGCAAGTTATAATAAGTGAATATGTTTATTCCTCCACCTTTTCTTCATCCTTCTTCTCGGCAACTGGCGCGGGTACGGGTACGGGTACGGGTTCGGGTGCGCTGAGGCGTTGAACCACGTGGGCTGAGAAGTTCTTGAGATTTTCAACATCTTGTTTGGCCTTATTCATCTCTCTGAAGAGGAAGATAACACCAGCGATTGCGACAATCGTGGCAATCATCATAAGGGTTTCGCGGTCCATTTGAATCATTATAGGATACTGTCGGCCCTTTCTTTTAAGTAAGGACGCCCATATTGGTTCTGCCTGATGGTGGACATTCATATGGGCTCTGGGCAAATTGTACGGCTTCGTAATGCGTAGGTTCACAGGACTTTTGGGTAGATGGTGTTGGCACACCAACATACTTTTCAAGTGTCCTGGATTTGGGATCGTACGTCAATACAAAAACGATGGCGAGGAGAAAGAGTATCTTCCACATTGCGGGTTATTAATTAGTTAGAATATAAAAGGCCGCCCATACCATTCTCAACACGGAGAATGTTATAGTTCACGGCATAGATGTCGTCATCGCAGTCACGGGTATCATTGACGATACGGGCTGAGTCGAGACGAGAGAAGTTGAGAGACCCGGTGGGTTGGAGCTTACCAGTGTCCAAGCAGAATGGGTAGACGAAGAGCGTCTTGAGGGTCGCTGGCTTGGCGGAGTTGGTTGTGTGGAAGTAGAGTGGGACGTGGGAGAAGTTTGGATCGGCAAACTTGAAGTCGGCCACATCGGTCCCGTTAATTTGGAGCTTGAGCTTGTTATCGTCGTTGAGGATTTCAAGTGCCGTCGCCTTACCCGCCGCCAAGTACTTCACGGGGTGATTGAAGTTGAGCTCCTGGATCTTGGTGAGGGAGGCCGTCGCCTTTTGGACTTGGGTGATGATCATATTTTGTGGGTTGGAGGCGAAGAACTCACGCTCTTGGGTATCCAAGTACACATAGCTGGCGTAGACATCCCACTTATCAGTGGCGGCCGCCGAGCCCCACGTAATGCGAAGTTCCACGTCGTGGTACTGGAGCGCAATGAGAGGGAGAGCGGTTTGGAGGTTTTCGCAGAAAGCGAAGCGGAGTGGGTAGAAACGGGACGTGTTGGCACCACCGAAGAGGTCACCCGAGACGGACTTGGAGGAGTTGGTCGCCGAGAGCACTGGGGCGATGAGCGTAGAGTAGGTGGAGTCTTGGTCGTCAATGACTTGACCACCCACAAGGAGTTCAACCTTGGCAATCTTGGTGCGCCAATCGGCAGCACTGTAGCCCACGGCGGCTGAGCCGTTGTTGGGGGCGAGGTACACATAGCTGAGGAGATCCCCCTTACGTTCAAAGCGAATCGTGGACATACCCCCATTGGACACATTCCCCTGGATCACTTGGCGTTCCACAGTTTGGGAAAAGTTTGTGTGACGCTTGTAGGTACTTCTGAAAAAGCTAATTTCGGGTGAGCCGACGAGGTGCGCATCCTGAGCACCGACGGCGACAAGTTGGGCAATACCACCAGACATTTTATAGTATAGTGAGAGTTTTTTTTAAACCCCGAAAGTCTGAAAGACTTTTGTTTGATACGACTTACAAACTGGGTTTCAATTTGTAAGAAGTTAGCGAGTCAGTCGCTTCGCGACTGGGACAAGTGACTGCGTCACTTGGAACTTTAGACCAACTTTGCCGAGACAAGCGCCGCCTTGTAGCTCCCGTGATCCACGAGGGTGTACACGGGCTCGGTCTCACCCGTCTCTTCCCAGACAATTTGACCGTTTTCATCGAGGACATCCACG